GGTGTTAAATTAAAGTCAAGGTAAATGAATTCAGCAGTCTTGGTAGGCTGCAAGTAAATCTGACCTACTAACTGGTTTCTGTCGATTACATCAGCAGTGTTGTTAGAGTCATCCATGATTACTTTGAAAGCAAAAAGACCTTGACGCTGTTGTACTGAAGTCAAATAAGGATTAACTTGAGACAAGAAGCTATTTCTGGTTGCGATGGTGTTCTGTTCGAATACTAAGTTGTCAGCAATTTGAGAAATGTAATCTTTAACTGTGATCAACAATCTTCTAACATTTACCCGATCCAAAGCAGAAGCTTTCTTCTGTAATGTCTTCTGACCGAATACTACAACACCTTGGTTAGGGAAAGTAGCAATTGGGTTAACATTACCTTGGTATAAAGTATCTCTGTCACCTTGAGTTAATTTTCTTTCAGCTCTTACCACTGTAGATAATCCACCTCTGTTAAATCCAGCAGGTGCAAACCAAGCCTCAGTTGAGTTATCGTTAAATGCATAAACTGCAGGAATCAAAGTAGAAGCTGGTACCCATACTGCATTACCTGTAGTAGGATCTGCTGCTTGTACCCAAGGCCAATAAGTTGCACCGTAAGATGTATCCATTCCTAATGCTTGACCTGTTACTGTATTTAAAGCAGTTCCGTAAGGAACCATATCAACTACTGCGATATTGTCACCCCTGTCTTGTGCATTAGTTACTACTGAAGAGATTTGAGTTGCAGCACTTACTCTGTTCAAACCTGGCATTGAAATTACGTTGTAGCTATATTCGTCAGGATTGGCAAGTAAGTTCAACATAGTAACGTAATCGCTACCTGTAACACCTTGTGAATCTGCGTTAGCAGTTAAACCAGCGTTTTCGTAGAACTTAGCCTCTCTTTCAGTGAAAGGAGTTCCTGTAGCTGCACCAAAAGTACCTGAACAAGCAGTTGGAATAGATCCGGTGTATTGAGCCTTAGCAGTTCCGTTGTTATCGAAGTAGTTTGGAGTTTGGAAGTTAACAGCCTTCACTCTTACGTAAGCAGAAGCATTAGCATAAGAACCAGAAGTTTGAATGTAATAAGTTGAACCGTCTGTTGCAATGTTTTGAGCTTGATCTCCAATTACTCTTGAAATGTAATTAGAAGCTTTAGGATCTAATGATAAGTTAGTCCATGTTTCTAAAACAACTTTAGAAGTACCAGTATCATCACCTTTTCTGATTAATAATCCGAAAGTTCCTGATGCTGAGTTAGAAGCAACAATTTCCCATCTGATGTTGTCAGCAGATCCTGAAGTTAAAGTATTGTTAGTACCTTCAGTTGAAGTGCTGTTCATAATGGTTCCTTTAGATAAGGTTTCTAATACAAAAGGAGCTACACCAGAAGAAGGTCCGCCTGACCCTGTGGTCATCATAGACGAAGTTGCTCCTGTGTAAGTACCGTTTGTAACTCTACCTACCAACAAAGAATCACCGCCGTTTTGGAAGTAGTTGTATGCCGCTATTGAGGTAAAATAGGTATAAAAATCTGAACCTGATTGAACCAGAGTTCCAAAGATGTTTTGGTATTGTGAGTAAGTAGTAACAACAGTCGGTACTGTAGGGCCTTTAACTGTAGGTCCTAAGATGGCTGCTCCGGCCTGAATAGGCTGGGCGGTCAAGAACGACTGATCGTTTTCTCTTGCTAAAACACCAGGTGATAATAAAGTTTCTGCCATTTTATTTTAGTTTGTTAGATAGTTCTAATATAAATAGTAATTAGACCTTCAAAAAGTTATTGAACGTCATTGATATCACCTACCACTTCGGTAGTGAAATTCACCCTGCCTTTGGAGAAAAACTTCTTAGTTGCCACCAATTCTTTGTTAATTACAGCAGGGATTATATATCCGTACATCTTAATATTGAAAGTTGTCTTGATGAGCCTTTCTTCCCCTTGATTCACTGTTGTGTTATCAGCAAAAGAATCTATTCTTGCACGGAATTTAAATCTACTAGGATCTCCCCAGTACGAATCTGATGAGTAATTAATTCCTTCAACGATTGAGTTCATCTGCTCTACATAGTAAGTCCAGATAACGCATTCATAATTCAAAGTAACATAATCCGGAATAACCACTGCCTGGTAGGTAGTTACCGGTTTTCTGTTGTTTAACAAGTCAAAATTAGAGTAAGCATTGCCTTTCTGGTATGCTTTTCCTGCAATTGCGTAGTTATTTGGGTTATTTGCATCTAGTTTATTACCAACAACGTAGGATTTGTCTAACGATGTTCTCTTAAACATGATGATAGGGCACATGATTTTATCATTTTTATCCCTGTAGTACCCGTCTTTCTGAACTGCTTTCCATCTTTCAGGGTTTCCGTAAACGATTGGTACCGGAATCGTAGTTCCGTTCTGGTATACCTGTGGTTTAATTACGTTGTTGAAATAATAAGCAATAGTCTCATCTATATCTCCAATACCGACGGTGTAGTCTTTGCTGGTATCTCCTTTTACTGAGATCTGTTCTGCACGGTAATTCTTAGCTGTCGCTGGATCGTTCTGATTAGCAAATATCGGCAACGGTACTACCGCATTGTTTGGATTGTCCAACAACGGAGTCTGTTGAGAGATAGAAAGCTCTCTTTGGTTCTTTGGTACCGGTTTTCTAATCTTATCTGCCATTACATTCTTTCTTTGGTTATGCCTAGTTTATCCGCAGGTTCAAGGTGAGTTGAACAAATGATACTAATTGATGAACCGAATTGATTCAACCCTTCAGAATACGAGTATTCCGGTATTTTTCCTACGAAGTATTGGTTATCAACTACCCCGTCTACTTCATAGTAATTTTCGTACCAGAAAATAACGTCTCCAACTTCCGGAAGTATTTCAAGGTCTCTCAGGTCTTCTAAGAAGAATGCAAAAGAAACTGTTCTATTTAAGTCTGGTCCGAATCCATTAGCTGCATTCCAATCCTGGTCTCCTCTGGTTACTAAACAGTTTATTAAGGCCGGTTCGCTAAAAAATTTATTAGTAGCTTCTCCGTACATATTGGTCTGTGAAGCTCCAAGACTAACTTTATAATACCCTACCTGCTGAGTTATAATGTCTGGTAATAACTCACGGTTGATACTATTGATCAGTAAAACGTCTCTTCTACTTCCAAATAAAGCCATTTAGATCTCCTCAATTTTTTGTAATTGTTTGGTACTGTATTTAAATTTCTTTAGAGTAGGGATAGTTGCTAATGCTTCTTTTTTGATTAACTCAAATGTTTCTGCTCCTGGTTTTACTGTAATTACTTTTAGTTGAAGCAATCCTCTAGGATTAAGATCTTCTTTATCTGTTTTGTTGTTTACAACTGTAACGTATCTCAAACCTCTGATTAACTGAGCGATATCAGTAATGTTTGTTTCGTCTGAGAATTCAACGTATACCAAAGACTGGTACATTGAATAGGTTACTTCGTTTAGTAGGTCTTTTAATTTCATTATCCTATAAATATTGGTTGGGGAACCAGGTTTAATTCTTTCTGTTTGTAATCGGCCTCCAAAGATCTTCTCTCAAGTAGCTTCTCTCTTGAAGTTTCTTCTAAAAAAGACCTTAATCTGTCTAAAAGCAAGTTCTTTTCTGAGGTAGCTGCTGTTATTAGGTCGGCTGAGTTTAAGGTAACTTCGGCTCCTGGGATTGGCAAAGTGCCGTACTTTCCTCTAACGTACCCAAGCATCTCTTTTGCTAATGCTAAAGTATATTCAAAAATCCACTGTCTTCCAATAGAGTTAATTTGAATGTACTTTGGATTTGCATAAGGAACATTAGAGACGTTTGAAACTAATCCTGCTGAATTTGCCATTATAGGATTGTTTCTCTCTGAGTTTTTAATATACTCAAAGTACATTTTTCCTCCGTTTACGGTTGGAATTGGGAAAAGCCTTAATCTATTATTTACTAATTCAAACGAGTATTGAGACTTTCTGATTTGGTCGTTAAACTCAATAGCCTGTATCTTCTGAAGATCATAGTTGATTGGCATCAGAAGGAAGTTAATGGCCGGTGAGTAGTTACCCCATCCGAATGTATCTAGGAGGTTCATCATACCCGTTCCTGTTCCTGCATAAGGATCAAAGTAACGAACGATGGCCGGGGGTGATTCGTAGAATACCCTCTTAATCTCAATTGTATCTCCGGCCGATAATGATGCAGAAGCATTTGCCCATGCTGTCATATCGTAATCCTGTTGACCGGAAGTGGTATCAAAAGAGCCTGTATACCAGGTAACTGTTCCTCCTACCCCTGCTTCTTCTCCGTATTGATTAGACATTCTAACAATAGCTCCGAAGTTTGGTTGGATGACTGCATTATTTAAGTTAGAACCTGTGGAAGCTCCTTCCATTGAAAGGAAATCCTGTCTTACTTTAAAAGCATAAATTTCATTTCCGTAGGTTGTTACTGCTTCTTCAAATGCTGTATAGAAGTTTGTTGGCTGTAATTCAACATCAACTAACGGGAACCCTAACCTCCTTGCACAGAAATCCGCTACTTTATCAGCATCTGTTTGAAACTGGTAATCATAGTCGTAAAAACCGAATGGAGTATCTCCGGGGAAGAAAGATGAGGAACCGGGCCAGATTGTAGCGTTAGCCATATACTAATAAATAGTATTGGATTTGCTTACTTGATTTGGGTCATTGTAACTATCATAGATGGAACCCCTACTCCACCATTTGTTGGTCCAGCAGCTTCAGCAAGAAATAGAACGCTACTACCTCCATTGAGATATGCTACAAGCTCTAGAAAATCACCTGCTATCAGGCTTTCAACAAAATTCCAAGCAGCAACCTGTTTCTGGTTTGAGTTCTGCATTACAACACCAGTATTAGTGTTTGCTATATTAGTTCCATTTTTTCTTAACCATATATGAACATCAGGGGATCCACCGCCTGGAGTGGATAGCTGTGCTGAGAACTGTAGGTTGTAAATACCGGTTCTAGTTACTGTAATTCTTGAATTAGAGGCCACAGTTACTCCATCTTGAATAACTGCAGTGTCTAGGGTAAGGGATGCTGAAGCACCTGATAATATAGTTTGGGTTGTTGTATCATAGAATGTACCAACAGATAAATTTGTTACCCCGTTAATTGTATAAGAGGAGGTTAAAGCATATGATGCAGAAGTTGCAAATGATGCTGTTCCTGTTACATTACCTGATAATGAACCTGTGATTGAAGTAAATTGTCCGGAGCTGCCAGACAAAACAGGAACGGTTAATGTATTGGTTGATGGATTATAGAAAGGACCATTTGCTCCATCTGCTGCCAATTCATAATAGTTGTTTAAAGCACCGGTTGAATTTTTAAATACTAGGTTGTATTCAGCATTGGTTGATGGTACTGATGCGATATACTCCTTACTTGAAGATTGTGCAGTAATGGCATTTAAAGCCCAAGATGCTGTTGCATACAAAGGACCAATAATCGTATATGAACCTGATGTTCTTAAATCGTATGCTTGAGAACCTGACAATGCATCCACAAATTGATTTACGTGAACGGCCTGAATGGTTTGTCCGGTTTGGATTTGAGCTAAATAATTTACTGCGTTTGCCATTTACGTATAAATATTAGAATACAGTGAATGTCGAAGATCCTGTGGCCGTAAAGGTGTGGATGGTATCTCCTTGGAATGAGGTTACTGTTCCTCCGGTTGCAATTGGGGGGCCTGGGTATCTAATGATTACGATTCCGGAACCTCCGTTTGCACCAGTGCTGTAAGTTTCACCTTGACCACCAGCTCCACCTCCTGTGTTCGCTGAACCGGTTTGACCTAGAACTCCCGGGGGAGATTTAGTTCCGTTTCCGCCACAACCTAATCCGCCTGTTCATCCAGCTGTACCGTTTGTTGCACCTCCACCACCACCGCCGCCATAATAAGCTACGATACCTGAGATTGAACTTGGCACACCATCTCCACCGTTTCCTCCAATCCCTGCACTTGCGACACTTGTTCCGGCGGTTCCAGCACCACCGCCACCACCGCCCGCACCTAAGGTACCAGTACCGCCGTTGGTTCCCTGTGTTCCATATATAGCCAATCCACCAGGGTTAGAGGTGGGTGAACTATACCAATACCCTCCACCTCCGCCTGATGCGCCGTTAGATCCTGATGTACTATCGTTGCCGCCTTTTCCGCCTCCGTAAGCAACAGTGTTAGCTAGAGAAGATGTTTGTCCGTTTGAATTGACTCCTCCTGCTCCTACAAAAACAGAATATCCACTTGTACTAAAAGGTAAAGTTGCAAAAACAACACCACCACCACCTCCTCCTCCGGTACTTATACCAGATCCTGCCGATCCTCCACCTCCTACAATTAAAGCCAAAGCACTTAGCGGTCTTGCCGGTACTGGTTTCCCTACCCTGGGTGCTACTGATTTAAAATTAGTAAATCCTGAGGTGATAGTTGAGTAAACTTTTGTACTAAAAACCGAACCTGAGTAAGCTTGAGATGAACTAGATGCTAGATTACCTAAAAATAAGCTTGCAGTAGTTGTTAACGATCCTGTTCCGTTTGATACTGTAGAAACAGCATCATAGTTTCCCTCAATGTTAATATAAGTTCTTCTTTCTTCAGGTGCAAAAATCGCATCAATAAAATAATTAGACCCAGTGACAAAAGTACTCGATGAAGACACCGAACATGAAACCGTGGAACTAATATTGTAAAAAGAAAATAATTTTCCTGACCCGGCAGACCCTGACAGATAAACTCCCCAATTTGGGAACGAACCTGAATTTTTAGAAACTAAATAATGAATTCCATTAATTTGGTCCGGTCTAAATGCCATCTCAACAGTAAATGATCCTGTTCCGTAATTTGCTACCGTACCGGGAAATTGAACCGAGGCACTCTGGTTATTAAATATTATTCCTCCTTTAAAGTCTGAACTGTAAGAACAGGATATGATTGATCCGGTTATGGATCTGTTTACAACAGAAATCCATGAACTTGAACCTGAGGTAT